ATGGTCCCAAATTGTTTGGAATACCTATTGGGCTGCCAATCATCCCTGTGATGGTGGCGGTCAATTGGTATAAAGGGCAATATGAGGACTACTCCATTCCCCTACCTTTTATTGAAGACACTATTGCGCACCATCGTCTAGTGGACGACATCCCTATTGCCAAAAATGCTACATTCACACGAACCACTCGACCAGTGGACCAACATCGGAGCTACAAAGTAGGTCTGACGACGGCCCCTGATGATGTGTGGATACCTGCAGTCAATAGCACCACCAATGAGGAAATTGGGTGTAGGTCAAGGCAACTTTCACCATCCATTGGAACAGCGGATGTACGTACTGAGCGGTTTGAAGCCGGGCGCAAGGCTTTTAACAGGCATTTCAAGTACACTTATTCAACCAACTTTAGCGAGGAAGAACAGATGAATCATTTCGTTGAACGCTATCCTCTGGCACGCCGGGCGGCCGTCATCAAGGCGTGGGTTGACATACGCGAAAACAATGGAATTCTCAGCGATAAGACGAAAATGTTTGTAAAAGCAGAATGGCTCACGGGTAAGAAGATCGGTAAGATGGACCCGCGAGTCATATCTGGCAAGACGGATGAATATTTGAGTCAAACCGGACCTACCTATTACGACATGAATAAGGATCTCGTGCGGAACAAGTGGTCTTCGGTTGAACTGTGCCTTCAACAGAAGTTCATTTACACTGGTGGTCTCACCGGTGAAGAAATCGGCCAGATCGTTTCACATTTCGAAGATCTTGGCTGGTGTCCAAACGAGGGTGATTTTTCACGGTACGATGGACATAATGAGAAAGAAGCTCTTGAGAGCGAACATAAACAATACATGGACTGGGAACTTGATGAACCAACTATAGAGCTTTTAGCCAGACAATGCTACACTAATGGAATGACAAAAACAGGTTGCAAATTCACTTGTGTTGGTAAGTTCGCCAGTGGTGTTATCAATACATCATTGGGGAACTCCATTCGCGGGTTTCACATCTTTGCTGGG